CGATAAACCAAAGAAAGAAGTAGAAGAAGATAGCGAAGAGATAGACGTTAAAGATATTCCTTTCTAAATATGATTAAATATATTAAAAACATAATATCTTTCTATAAAAGACTAGGTCATATAGTAATTCCTTTTTCTAATATTAAACGTAGTTTTAATTTGTATTCTTTAATCGGAAGTAAATATCCTGGTCAAACTATAGAGTTTGGAGATTTTATAGTTTTAAATGATCCTTCTGAAGAAATAGAGGCAAGAGAATTATGTATAAATCATGCAGATATTAGTTCTAAGAATTTATCATTTATAGGTTTAGAAAAAATTGGAGATACTAATATTATTATTAAGGGATTCAAAAATACAGAAGATCCTCTAGATAGAATAAATTCAGTTGGATGGAAAATTTTGACTAAAATAATTATTTAATAAATATAAGGATATTCCTTTCTAGTATGAAATACTTATCATTATTCAGTGGCATTGGAGGTTTTGAATTAGGAATACAAAAAGCATATGAGAATAAGAAGATTAACTCCTTTAGAGTGTGAAAGACTAATGGCTTATCCAGATAATTGGACTGCCGAAGGAACAGAAGGAAAGATAAGCGATACGCAAAGATATAAGATGTGCGGAAATGGAGTAGTTAGTAATTGTGTAGAAGAAATAGTTAGAAGATTATTAAATAATAAAAACATATGAGAAATAGAAAAGAGATAGAGACAGATTTTAATAATATTGAATTTATTAGAGATGGATATCAAAGTCAAATAAATTCTAAGCAAGACTTGATAATTGAGGTTTTATTGGATATTAGAGATATGATGATTGATAGTTCGCATCCATTATTTATAACAAAAGAAAGAAAATTAAATTATGGGGAAAATAAAAAAGACTAAAAAGAAAGTGACAGAAGATAAAATAGAAACAAAAGCTACCACAAGAGCTAAAAAAGCCATTAGAAATATATTGGTGGGGAAAGGTGGAGAAGGAAAAGCTTTAATTGATGCTGGATATTCTAAGGCTTATGCTAAGAATCCTAAGAAGTTTAGGAATAGTAAAGCTTATAAAGAGGAAGTGATTCCTTTTTTAACCAAATTATTAAAAGAAAGAGATAGAATAATAGAAGCAATGAGTGAAAAGAAATTGAAGAAAGAGCAATACTTTGTTCTATCTAATTCTCTAGACAAGATAGTTAAGAATGCAGAATTACTAGCAGGCAGACCAACAGATAATCTTAATCTTATTGAAATAGATGAAAATCAATTTAGACAACTTAACGGAGGAAGATAAAAAGAAATTGATAGCATTGAAATTGGGAAGAGATAATTTTAGAGATTTTTGTATTGTTGTTGATAAGAAGTATCAGATGAATTGGCATCACGAAGTAATCGCAGACAAACTACAAAGGGCATACGAAAGATTAAAATCAGGACAGAGTACAAAACTAATATTCGAATTGCCTCCAAGACATGGAAAGAGTGAAGAGATATCTATTAAGTTTCCTGCTTGGGTATTGGGAAAGGATCCTACACTTCCAATTATTACAGTTAGTTATTCTCAAGACTTAGCAACTGTTTTTGGTTTATCAACTAAAGATTTAATGGAGAGTCCAAACTATCATGCGCTATTTAATTCTCGATTGAGAAAAGATGTAAAGGCCAAAGCTAATTGGATGACAACAGAAGGAGGAAAGTATTTCGCTGTTGGTATTGGAGGACCTATCACTGGTAAAGGTTTCAAAGTTGGTATTATCGATGACCCATTTAAAAACAAAGAGGAGGCTAATTCTGAGGTAGTAAGAGAATCAATATGGGCATGGTACACTTCAACATTCTTAACTAGAGAAGAAACACCGAGTATTATGATTCTTATTATGACCAGATGGCATGATGACGATTTAGTCGGTAGAGTCCTTAAACAAGCTTCTGAGGATGGTTCTATCAAAGAATGGGATATAACTTGCTTTCCAGCCATATCGCTTGATAACAACGATTATAGGGAACGTGGCGAGGCTTTATGGCCAGACAAGTACCCTATTGATTTCTTAGAGAGGAAAAGAAGAGATATCGGATCATATGATTTTGCTGCTTTATATCAACAAGACCCAGTCGATGAAGGCAACCAGGAATTCAAAAAGAATTGGTTTCGTTATGCCACAATGGAATATGTTAAGAGATTAAAGACAAGATGTTTCGTGACAATAGACCCTGCATCAGCAATGAGAGACAAAGGATTGAAGATGAAGAACTCATCAGATAATATCGGAGTGACTATAAATTATGTCGATAGGGAAAACAATTGGTATTTTAAATCTTTCAAATTAAGAGTTAATCCAAAAGAACTAATCAATTTCATGTTTGATATTTACGATGAGACTCATTGTGAAGAGATTGGAATTGAAGAAGGAGTTTATGAGCAAGTAATCAAACCTTTCTTAGATGATGAGAAGAGAAAGAGGAACAAATTTTTTACAGTCAAAGTTCTGAAACATAGGCAAACAGAGAAGAATATGAGAATACGAGGCCTTATTCCTCGATATGAGGCGGGTACAATCTATCACATTGATAAAGAGTGCATTGAATTAGAAGAAGAGTTAATCAGGTTTCCTCATGCTGTTCATGATGATGTTTGTTTGGATGGAGATACTTTAATTAAAACAATCAAGGGAGATATAAAAATTAAGGATATAAAAATCGGAGATAAGGTAATAACTCCTACTGGGATAAAAGAAGTATTATGGTCTGGAGAAACTGGATTCAAAGAAGTGATTGAAAATATTGGAATAATAGGAACAAAAGATCATAAGATATTTAATGGTAATTCTTTTGACAATCTTGATTCCATAGACTATCATAATAGTATAAGCAGATTTAGTTTATTCAATCAAATTGTATGGAAATACAAAAGATTATTATATTCGATGGAAAATCCTATTCTCTCATGGGAGGGAAGAGAAAGTATTATCTCAGTAAATCGAATACAAACAAAGGAAGGAAGAATCCTAAAGGACTTCATGTTGCGATTTGGGAATTTTATAATAAAAGGAAAGTTGGAAAAGGCTTTGTTATTCATCATAAAGACGGTAATACTTTTAATAACGATATTAGTAATTTGGAGCGCAAACAATTTGGCAAACATTTATCGGAACATTTTAAAGAAAAGTGGAAAGATAAAAAGTTTAGGGAAAGTCGCATTAAGAATCTTGATAATATTAGAGAATTATCTAAAGAGTGGCATAAATCAAAAGAAGGAAAAGAATGGCATCGCCAACACTCTAAAAATTCAATTTCAAAAGAATCTATTAAAGTTTGTTTTGAATGCGGAAAAGAGTATAAATCATATAATGTCAATGGAAAATTTTGTAATAGAAGATGCAAATCTAGATTTGACTCAAGAGAATGGAGAAAGAAATACCCAGATTATTACAAAAAGAAAAGTATATAACATAACTGTTAAAGACGATGGAGTATTTTATGCTAATGGAATATTGGTAAGTAATTGTGATTCAGCGGCATATCAAAATCAGATAGCCAGGCCAGTCGAGTTTGAAGAGAACCAAAATCATCAAGAAGAGATTAAAGCACAAGATATGGAAATATACTAGTATGGTAAAACGAGTTAGGATATCAGTTCCATTCTCAGGCAAGTTTCCTCATCATGAATATCGATCGAAGAAAGGAAGGAAGAGTAAGTATGGCCATGAATGGGCTGTTAGAAAGAAAAAATATATTGATAATATTAAAGAACAAAGAGCTGATATTGACATTAAGTTAGCTAAGATTTATAATGGATAAAAGATATGCCAAAGGATTTTCTAAATTGTATAAAGAAAGGAGGGAAGGTTATCACAAAACGATTAACAAGAATCAGTATATTCATGTTTGTTCCATAAATGGGAAATCTTATTCTGGTGAAGTTAAAAACTACAAACAGCCTACTAAAAAATAATGGCTAAACAAAAAGAGAAAAAGGAAAGCGATGAAATTATTGAAACTGATGTCGAGAGTATAAAAACTGAAACTAAAGAAACCAAAGATGAAAATCTTTCTGGTTTGTCTTCTGAGCAACAAGAATCATATCTTAACCAAGTTAAGACTGAATACGATTTATCTTATAAGCATATAGAATCTAAGAGAGCTATCAATCTAAAACGATTGAAGCTTTTTAATAATCAGAAGAGAGATGATTCTAAAGTCGGAGATCCTACACTATTCGCAATATTCAACACAGTCTTTGCAACACTATACACAGATAGATTATCTGTTTCTTTCGAACCTAGAGAAGAAGGAGATTATGATAGAGCTTTGAATATGCAGGCTAAGGCTGAATATGATTACGATAAAATGGATAAAGAGGTCGTTGATTATTACTGGGATTGGGATACTTGCTTTTATGGCCGAGGATTAGTTTTACTTAATCAATTCGATAGAGAAAGACTTTGTCCTGTTGCAGAAAATATTGATGCTATATCTTTTCTAAGAGACCCTAGAGCATCTTCAGTCAATGGAGGCATGAAAGGAGCAGGCGCAATGAGATTTGGAGGAAGAGAAGTTGGTATGTCAATGCAAGAAATGCAATCTAATCCTTCATACTTTAATCTTGATAAGATTACAAAGGGAAAATCAACAATTGATAATATCAGTGAGGAAGCTAAAGAAGCTCATGATGAAGCACAGAATAGAGAATCAACAACATACAGCGAGGAATTACTTGATGAGAACTACGAATATCCTATCTTGCAATGGTTTACTCATATCAAGGGAAAGAAATATGTTATATGCACAGCTAACAATTCTTCTGTATTGATTAGATGTACTGAATTAAAAGAAGAAGATGGAAAGCCTGCAAAGAGATGGCCAATTATAGATAGAGCATTATTCCCTATGTCTAACGATTGGGATGGTGTTTCTATTCCTGATCTAGTAGAAGATAAACAAAGGATGAAAGCAGTTTTGCTTAATTTGGGTATTGATAGCGCTAAGGCAGATTTATATCCGATGTATGCTTTTGATTCTGATAGAATAACAAACAGAAAAGATTTAAATTTTGGATTCAATAAGTTTATTCCTGTCAAAGGTGGAGACGTGACAACAGCGATTGCTCCTATTACAAAATCAACATTCTATCAACAAGTTAATTTGATTCTTAATTTATTAGATACAGCTGCACAAAAGGCAACAGCATCTCCTGAGACAGCACAAGGAATAACACCGACACAAGATAGAACCTTAGGAGAAAATCAATTAGTAACAGCTGGGGCTGATTCAAGAAGATCATTATCAGCTAAAATATTTTCTTGGTCAGAGAAAGCATTCTGGGAACAGTACACAATTCTTATCAGTAAACATTTCAAAGAAGGAATATCAAAACAGACATTAAGAATCAGAGGAGTATTGGCTCCTATTTGGAAGAAGATTACTAGAGACGATATCGTTGCTTTAGATGGATATGATATTTATATCGAGAGTTCCTATATGGCCGAGGTTAAGAGAAAGAAAGATTACAATGAGTTCTTATCTTATCTTAATGCAGTTGCACAATACCCTGATGTCAATAAGAGATATGGTTTAAAGAAGCTAGGAAGGCTTTTGAGGATACCTACTCAAGAATTAAGTATATTGATACCTCCATTACCAGACGAGATTATAGCAGAGGATGAGAACGTAAAGATTGACGAAAACAAATTACCTCAAGTTGGTCCAATGGATAATGACATGATTCATATTGAGATTCACAATAGAGCTGAATCAACAGCTGCTAAATTGGCTCATGTAGAAGCTCATAAATATATGATGAAGAAGAAACTTGAGATACAAGAACAACCTCAAGAAATGGGAGCGAAGATAGATAATTATAATCAGGTTAAGTCTCCTACTGAAGTAGGCTCAATGACTCCTGCTTCTAAGTCTAAGGCAGGAACAACACAACCTGGAATGATGTTACAATAATATGGCAGAAGATAAAAATTTATCAGAACAAGAGGTAAGAGCAAGTCTTGTTTCTTTAAGCGAACATCCTGGATGGAAGATTATCGCTGAGATACTAGAAGACAATGTTAATATTATAAAAGATATTGTTGAAGATAAGACTGATGATGAAAAATTAAAGATAAAAACTATTGAAGATTGGAAGATTACTACAACAAGAATGAATGACAGACAAAAGCTTTTAAGATTACCAGAAAGAATGATTAGAGAGATTGATTTAGGTAAAGGAATGAGTGCTGAAGATTTCGATGCGTACGAGTAAGCTTGACATTATGTTTGCTTGAAATTATAATAGAATAAAATAGACAAAGACTCAGAACCGATAGAGGAGTATTACTCCTCTTGAAGTTAGAAAACCTACAACGATACTTTAAGATGAATATTACTCCTCAAACGAGGAGTTTTTGTCAGCCTAGGTTGTCGAAACCTAGAGATAATAAATCCGCAGATGTGGTTAATCGCCATTTTCCACTGAAGCGAGTAATCATAAATAAAACATGGCAGAAGAAGCAAAGCCAATTGAAGGCGAAGAGAACGAAGAGAAAGATGCCGAAGAAATTGAGGAAGAAGAGACTGATGAGAAAGAAGATGAAGAAGAGGAAGACAAAGAAAAAGAAGATAAAGGAAAGAAAACAGAAAAGAAAGAAGAACTTAAATTCGATGACGAACCTCCTTCTAGGAAGTCAGTCAAAGATTATATCATCGAAAGAAAGAACAAGAAGATAGAAAAGCTTTCAAAGAAGGATGAAGACGATGATGAAGAAGAGGAAGACGACGATGATGATGAAGAAGATTTGCTACAACCTGAAGCTAAGAAAGCGATTAAAAAAGAAAGCAGAAGGATTGCAGGTCCAATCTTAAATCACATTAAGTCTGAATCCGATGAAAGGGAACTGAGAAATTTCCTTAATGACCATCCTGAAGCTAAACCTTTCGAGGCAGGAATCAGGAAGTATATGGCTCATAAGGCTTATCAAGAGGTTCCAGTAGAATTTATCTATGCTGGTTTAGCCGCCAAGCTAGGTAAACTTGTTCCAAAGACTGATAATTTAGAAAAGAAGAAAAAAGAAATGGACAAAGAAGACAAAGAATCTGAATTAGGAGGAAGTCAGAGAAGACCAGGAGAGAAAGGAAAATATCCTGATTTCAATAAAATGACTGATAAAGAATTTGAAGCATGGGACAAGAAACACGGTAGAGGCTAATATAATTATAAAATGGCGAAAAAATGAATCCAACAACCACAGTGCAGATTGATGCAGCGGTAAACAACTACTACGACAGACGACTGCTCATGATTGCTAAACCCGCCTTGAATTACTTAATGTTTGCTCAACAGAGAAACATCCCAGCAAATTCAAGTGGTACAATTAAGTTCAGAAGATACTCATTACTAGCTCCAGCAACTACTCCTTTAACAGAGGGTGTTACTCCAGTAGGAAGTCAGATGGCTAAGACAGACGTTACCGCTTCTGTTTCTCAATATGGAGATTTCTTGACTTTAACAGATGTACTTCAGTACACAGTTGAAGACAATGCTTTGAAAGAAGCTAACTCTTTGTTAGGACAACAGGCAGCTAATACTTTCGACAGATTGACAAGAGACGTATTGGCAGCTGGAATGACAATTCAGTATGCTTCAACAGCTACATCTAGGACAGAAATTACAGCAGCAATGAAGATTACTAAGAATGAAATCAAAGAAGCAGTAAGAACATTGAAGAATGCTAATGCCTTGAAGATGACAAAGATTGTAGATCCTTCAAACGCATTTAACACAACTCCATTACCTGCTTGCTACATCGCTTTCGTACATCCTGATACAGTTTACGATTTACAAGACATCCCTGGATGGATTCCAGTAGAACAGTATGGACAGAAGAAAGCAATGGAAAACGAAGTTGGTACTTTAGGAGAAGTAAGATTCATTGAATCTACTGAAGCTAAGGTATTCACAGCAGGAGGTTCTGGTTCTATCGATGTATATGCAACAATCATTATTGCCCAAGAAGCATATGGTGTTACAAGCATCAATGGACAAACTCTTCAGAATGTTATTAAGCCTTTAGGTTCAGCTGGAGCAGCTGATCCATTGAATCAGAGAGCTACATCAGGTTGGAAGTCAACATTTGTAGCAGTAAGATTGAATGAGGATTTCATGCTAAGAATCGAACACGCAGTAAGTGCCTAGTCTGGACTTGATTGAGGGAGGTAGAAATACCTCCCTATAATCAAAATAATATAAAACTAAAATGATATCAGACTTAACAAATGAAGAATTGAAAGTAAAGTTAGAAGAACTAGAAATATCACTTCCTAAGTTTAATCGAAAGAAAGCTATTGAATTGATTACTGAAAAAAGTAAAGATTCAGTTGCATCTAAAGAAGATGAAGAAGAAGGAAAAGAACTTGAGGAAGAAGAAGTAGAAAAGAAAGAAGAAGAAATAAAAGCTCCTGCTCCTAGAGTAAACCATACAGGAATTTCAGAAAATAGAGTAAAGGCTGGAAGTAAGGCTGAGATAATGAGAGAGAAATTATCAGCACAGCCTAAAGTTATGGTCTATATTCCTTTAGGAATAGGAGAAAAGCCAGGAGTAACCATACCAGTTACTTTAAATGGATATAGGGTAAACATCATGAAAGGTGTTTATGTAGAAGTTCCAAAGCAGATTGCAGATGTTATTAAAGATTCTCAGATGCAAACAAACAAAGCTATGTTTGAGAATAAAGTGAATCTAGATAATAAAGATAAAATTCCTGAAGCCCTTGCTTAAAGGGAAGATAATAAATTAATATAGCAAAAAAATGATTGATAATAAAAGTATCGCTTTAGGCGATCAAAAGCTAGCTAATGCTCTTCAAGGCCATGTCCTTAACACAGGAGGATTAGTTATATCAGCCACTACAACATTAGCTAAGATAGCTAACACTATCCGCTATATGTTGAATGGAAACCTATATAGCAAGACCACAGTTGATTGTGCCGCTATATCAGGAACAATTGCTACAGGATACAAGAACGTAGTTGTATTCTACATCGATGACGATGGTACAATGGGTTCTGTAATGGGAACAGCTGCTACAACAGTAGCAGGTATCACATTCCCAGCAGTTCCAGACAATGTAGCAGTGATTGGATTTATCATAATTGAAAATGCCACAGGTTCAAACTTCGTTGGAGGAACTACAGCATTGAATACAGGAAGTTTAACAGTGACATACGTTGACACACCATTCCCGGTTCATTTCTCAGGTGTAAAGAATTACTAGGATTATTAAGGGGTTTAATTTGGGCGATAATCAGAGAAAAATCTACCCCGACTCTTCTAGGGTTATCGCCTTTCTAAAAAAATGAAATTCACAGACGAATTATCTTTAGCGGTAAGAGAAGTAATGATGGATCCAGAATTTATCGCAAGATTTAAAAGAGGCACAGCAGGAAAGACATTGTATGTAGTTCCTTCAACAAATGATAATTATGTTGATTTCGTAAAGACACATCAGTCTTATGAAGATGGAACTCCATCAGTTTATACAACCATTCAAGCCGCAGTTAATGCTTTGAAGAGCGGATGGGAAGTATTAGTAGCTCCAGGATCATTCGATGAAACAGTGACTGTTCCTCATTCTATTAGCAATATCAAAATCGAATCTATGGGAGGAAGAGGTGCGACTTATATTGAACCATCAACAGAAGATGCAGCTGGAATGTTAGTTCATGCAGACGATGTCACTTTAGTAAATATCGGTGTTGCCGCAGAAGATGAAACTTCAGCAGTAGCATTAACTGTCACAGGAGATAGATTCAGATCATATGGATCAAAGTTTGAAGGAGGTGCAATTCAAGTATTGATTGGACCTGGAACAGTTGCTCAAGTAGCAGCAGGAATAAGAGGAAAGGGTTCAGATTCTTTATTCGATGATTGTGAAGTATGCTGGGGAACAAAAGGTATTGTTCTTCAAGGAACAGATTACGGTGGATGTACTCAACTAATGATTAGAAATTGTAGATTCCATGACCTAACAGCAGAATCAATTGGAGAAAATG